ATCGCTGATACATATCGCGCGATGAATTCAACCGCGGTATCTGAGGGTACTGCCAAATCCAGCAAACCTTCGAGGAGTTCTCTAAGCGCAAAGGCCTGGACTGCCTCAGAGAAGGCTGATAAAACCAATTCGGCAGCTGATCACGACGCTGCTTTTGAACTTCATGCCAAAGCGGCGGGCGCCCACGAAGCGCATAATCCAAATGGTCGCCTAGCTAGAGCTCACATGGATCAAGCTGAGTATCATAACGGCGAGGGCACGGTATCTGAGGGTACTGCCAAATCCAGCAAACCTTCGAGGAGTTCTCTAAGCGCAAAGGCCTGGACTGCCTCAGAGAAGGCCGATGAAACCGGCGAGCGTGGTGATCACGACGCTGCTTTTGAACTTCATGCCAAAGCGGCGGAGGCCCACGAAGCGCATAATCCAAATGGTCGCCTAGCTAGAGCCCACATGGATCAAGCCGAGTATCATAACGGCGAGGGCACGTAATCTCTAAACTATTCAATAGAACATACTACTATGACAGATAACAAATCAATCAAAAACGTCGCCGAGTCTTATCGCGCAATGCAAATTGCTGAAGATAGCCAACACTCATATAATTGGGGGGCCCATCGTGGCGCCGATGCATATTCCCCAGAACAGCAGAAAGCACATGCTCAACTAGTTAGTCATCTAAGCGGCGGAAAAGTTACAGTCAAATTTGGCGCCGGTAAAGCAGATGGTTCACACAGCATGCACTGGCATGGACCTATAGGCGACATCAAGAAGACTATTGCTAAGTACCATACTGGAACATCAAACGAAAACGCTCCTGATTGGGTAAAGAAATTTCACCCTAAGCTGTTCGCTTAATATTGCGAAGTATCACGAGGGCAGGATGGAACACCACACAAATAGACGCTACGACTACGAGAACTAAGATTATACTAAATAATCGTCAAAACCACTAACTCATTTATCATGACTACATTATTCCAAAAGATCAAGAAAGCGCTGGGGTTTTACACCAGATATCCATATTACTATAAGATCGAGGACACCACTGGTGAACCTGTAAAGGTCTCATATGCTCCCACAGCGTCTATTGCTGAACCAATTCCTGAGGAGTCAATTATTTCGCAGGAAGCTGCAATTGACACCAAAGATGATGGTATTGATCTGTCGCCCATGACAAAACCGGAATTGTTTAAGTATGGTCGCGCGCGTGGAATTGCCGTATCTATGCAAATGAGGAAACAAGAAATTATTGATAAGATCAATGCACATCATTGATCTTTCATAGTGGTACCTCATAAATACCACTATGAAGCTTTTTGATGAACTGACAGAGGATAACTTTACGCTCTTTGCAGCCAAGCACTACAATAATCCACAGTGTCTGGACATTGCTGAATTTAAAGATGATCTTGCTCGTTTCAGGTATATCAAGCGGCTACTGCGCAGATATACTCAAACGGGCGAGCTTCAGGAACGACTAGTTCTGAACCATCTGATTATTATCTACAATGTCTTTGGAATCGAGGCCGCCAACCGTATGTCCTTTTATCGAATTGAAGAAGAACTTTGGCCCGCGCTTAAAACGTTTCTGATCTATCTAAATTACCTACCAACAACTGAAAGAGTCGAGATACCGCTCGACATGAAGATTGCCACAATACTCCGCCAAATATAAACAAATCCACAATTAAGAAAGTACTACTATGTCTTCACATACCAAAACCGTTGCGGATTCCTACCGCGCAATGAATTCGTTAACAGAAGCTCGCTTTAACGCCGGTGATACTGTTGCCCATCATTTGGCTGGTACTATTCATCATTTGAGTAGCGCTGCCGAGCTAGACGGACGTGAAGCGCACGAGCATGCGGAATTAGCATCAGCGCACGCAGATACTGCGGGCAAATTTGCTAATTCTAGTCGTGAACATGCAGATGCTGCTCATGCACATGAAATAATGCGCGATTACTTTAAAAGTGTTACCGCAGGCCCATTCAATGACTCTGCTAAGCAATTGGCTGTCCACCATCGTAAACAAGCTAATTTTCATAATGACTATGGCAATTAACGACCATAGTAATATACCACAACAATTATGAACCAATACACAATAACCTCACTAGGTCAAGCATTTGCGGAAATTTCTGAGTCACTTCGCTTAAACCCAGACCATATTGTTCACCATGATGGCCAATCCGCGGATTTTGCAAAAGCTTATGTAGCTGCGCATAAAGGAGATTATTCGGCATCTGCGCCAAGTCCAAAGCATATTAAAGATCAAGAAGAATTCCACAACAACTATGATGTGACTCATGTCCATAGTGGATTTGCGGGCACTGGCACAGATCAGTTTACTCACAAATTAACTGGTAATAAGTTCGAAGTTGCACGGCGCTCAAACGGCAGGGGGTTTTATGGCACAGACCATACTATTCGCAAGCTGCAACGTGATATTAAGCCGTAATCTCTATGGGTCTGATCTCTCGTACAGCTGATCTCTACTACACATTCCGGTTTCTAAAGATTCTGGTGACACCCTGGGAAGAGATGGATGCGTTTAAGCATGGCATCATTGATCGGGATGGAACTGTGCTGCGTAAGTCATCTGAGCTTAAGACTGATGCCGAGCGCTCATCATACACCACATTCCACCGTCTGGTGTTCAATCTCAAGAAGCTACTCAATAAAGTACCTCTGGGAAAGACGCGGATTGCATCTTATGCAGCAGCGCTGTATCTGCTGAAAGAAGAAACGGGCATGAGCGATAAGGGTATTCGCGCTATGCTCGAGAAGATCGAGGGAATTGACTTTGATCTTGCACTACAGGAAAACACATGGTTTCTCAATGATAAGGGTTACCTGCAACCTGGCACTTACTCTTTGAGAAATAACTTACCATTACTCTCAACTGGCGAGGTTCGCGCTCACTCAGGCACTAAGATTGATGTGACAGAGGCAGTCTCACCTGCTGGTAGTATTATAGGAATTCCGGTGTTCCATGTCAAGCATAGAAACACTCAGCAGCTAATCTGTATAACCACCGAAGACATTACTCGCTAATGAAGCCACTACGAAAACTCCGCGAGGATGGATCACCGGCCGCAGCCGTCAGTGCAACTCCTGCTGCACCTACCAACCGTACAGGAGATACTGCTAGTATGTCAATGCCTACTACGGCACATCCTGGGCAAGTATTTCGTCGCTACAAACAATTTGATCTGGAACCAGAGACATTCAGAAAGTTTGAAAAGGGCAGAATGAAGTTTGAGCGTTGGTCTAAGTTTCTCAATATGGAAAATGAGAACCACAAAGCCATTTATGACTATGCTAACCAGAATCGCAAAAACGATCATCTGATAGTGATTCGAGATATCAACACAGGAGCTCTTAGAGCTATTCGTCGTCGGCACCCAGTTGAGTAAGTTATTACCGCTAGCGGTGTTTCACTCTGGTGTAAAAACACCGGAGTATAGATATCTCACTGTGTTTTTGAGGCCACTGCGGTTTAAAGGTTTACAAGTACCTATGAATAGGATACAGTAATACTCTGTCATTTAAGACCTACCAACTATGATTTTTGAAGAACAAATATCGCGCAAGCCGGATCATTATCCCTGGACTGAAGAGTTCATTACCGCCATGCACAATGGCTTTTGGTCCGACAAGGAGTTCAATTTTCAGAGTGATGTTCAGGACTTTAAGACTGAGTTAACTGAACAGGAGCGTGAGATGATCTCGCGCTGCTTATCTGCCATTGGTCAGATCGAAGTAGCAGTTAAGACTTTCTGGGCCAAGATTGGAGAGAATCTTCCACATCCATCTATTACAGATTTGGGTTATGTGATGGCCAATGTAGAGGTGATCCATAATAATGCATATGAGCGTCTGCTTAGAGTTCTTGAGATGGAGCATCTATTCGAGGAGAATCTTAAGCTCGACATCATTCAAGGGCGAGTGCAGTACCTAAGAAAGTATCTCAGGAAACACTACAAGGATTCGCGCAAACAGTATGTCTATTCGCTAATTCTGTTCACGCTCTATGTAGAGAATGTGTCGCTATTCAGCCAATTTTATACTATCAACTGGTTTAATCGCTTTCGGAATGTTCTCAAAGATACCGCTCAACAAGTTGCTTATACCTCCCGCGAGGAGCTACTGCACGCTATGGTGGGCATTAAGCTGGTTAATGTGATCCGTGAGGAGCATCCTGAGCTATTCGATAACGAGCTCATCGAGCGTATCCGTCATGAGTGTAAAGAAGCATATAATGCAGAAGCTAAGATTATCGACTGGGCCGTTAATGGCTACAATGCAGAAGGTCTGAGCGCTGATATTCTAAAAGAGTTCATTAAGTTCCGCCTGAATGATTCATTAGTTCAGATTGGTATTGCACCGATATTTGAGAACCTAGACCAGAAACTCCTAGATAAGACTACATGGTTTGACGAGGATGTTCTGGGAAATAACTCGACAGACTTCTTCTTTAAGCGTCCGGTAGAATACGCAAAGAAATCGCAATCTTACCAAGCGTCCGATCTATTTTAATTGAATGAACGACCGATATTATTGGCTCAATGAGGACTCGCGCCTCTTTCTTGAACGTGGATATCTGGCTACTGGCCAGACGCCTGAGCATCGTATTCGGCATATTGCTGAGGCTGCAGAGGAAATTTTGCGAGTTCCTGGGTTTGCGAATAAGTTCGAGGATTATATGTCTAGAGGATGGTATTCACTGTCTAGTCCAATCTGGGCAAATTTCGGCATACCACGCGGCCTACCGATCTCATGCTTTGGATCATACATCTCCGACAAGCTTGAGTGTATTCTAGAGAAGACAGCAGAGGTTGGAATGATGACAAAGATGGGTGGAGGCACGTCTGCATACTTTGGCGCACTTCGTCCTCGCGGCGCTGAGATCTCAACCGGTGGTAAATCTTCTGGCCCAGTTCATTTTATGGAGATGTTTGAGACTACCACAAATGTAGTCTCTCAATCAAATGTTCGCCGAGGATCTTTTGCTGCATATATGCCAATCGAGCATTCAGATATTCTGGAGTTCTTGCAGATTCGATCTGATGGCCATTCCATTCAGAATCTGTCTATTGGCGTAACTATCACAGATGAGTGGATGAAGTCGATGGTTGGAGGAGATGAAGGCAAGCGCAAGATCTGGAGTAAGGTTATTCAGAAGCGCTTTGAGTCTGGTTATCCCTACATCGTATTCTCGGATAATGTAAACAATAATGCCCCGCAGGTCTACAAAGACAAAGGCCGCAAGATTGTAGCCTCTAATCTGTGCTCTGAGATTGCGCTGTCCTCAAACGAGGAAGAATCATTTGTCTGTAATCTGAGCAGCATGAACCTGCTGCACTACGATGAATGGAAGGATACCGATGCAGCTGAGACGCTAACGTGGTTTCTTGATGCAGTAATGACAGAGTTTATTCGCAAAGTAGCAGGTCTGCCATTCATGGAAGCTCCGTATAAGTTTGCAGTATCTCAACGTGCTCTGGGCATCGGTGTGCTGGGATGGCACTCATATCTACAGTCTAAGATGATTCCGTTTGAGTCATTCGAAGCTAAGCTACTGAATGTGCAGATTCATAGGCTACTACGAGATAAAACTCAGGCAGCATCCCGTGAAATGGCTAAGGTATTTGGCGAGCCTGAGCTTTTACGCGGCTATGGTTTACGGAATGTCACTACATTAGCTATCGCTCCAACAACAAGCTCAAGCTTTATTCTTGGTCAGGTATCACCCTCCGTTGAGCCGCTGAACTCTAATTACTTCGTGAAGGATCTGTCAAAAGGCAAGTTCACTTACAAGAATCCTTACCTTCAGGCGGTGCTCGAAAAACACGGCAAAAACGATAAGGCAGTATGGCAGACAATTTTAGTTAGAGGCGGAACAGTACAACATCTCGACTTCCTCTCCGAAAATGAAAAAGAAGTATTCAAGACCTTCGGCGAGATTTCACAAAAGGAAATCTTGATTCAGGCCTCTGCTCGTCAAAAGTACATTGATCAGAGCCAGTCAATCAATCTGATGATTCATCCTAAGACATTACCTAAGGACGTCAATCAGCTAATAATCTTTGCATGGGAGCAGGGAATTAAGAGTCTGTACTATCAGCGTGGCACCAACCCAGCACAGGAACTGGGGCGTAACCTACTCCACTGTGCATCATGTGAGGCATAACCAATGAAGATCGAAAAAGAATGTAACTGCTGTGGAGCCCTATACTCTATCGGGTTTGACCTGATCTCAAATGATCTGGATCCAGAGCAGGATACTAATGCTAACGATGGAGATGAATTCTATCCTGAGTTCTGTCCTTTCTGTGGCTCACATGAATCGGAAGAGGATACGATAGAGGATGATTGAAGAAACTCTGATAGATACCATTAACTATGTGGTACTATCAGAATGCGCTATTTGATCCAGGGGAAGGCGAGCTCGATCCCAAGAAGGATATCGGGTTTGTCTACTGTATTACCAATCTGGTAAATGGCCGAAAGTATATCGGTAAGAAATTGTTCTTCAGCTCGAAGAGCAAGCAGATTAAGGGTAAGAAAAAGAAGTTCAAGATTGAGTCGGATTGGCGCAAGTACTACGGCTCAAACGCCGCAATCCAGCAGGATGTGAAGGACCTAGGTGCCGAAAGCTTTCGGCGCGAGATCCTTTATCTCTGTATCTCAAAATCAGAATGCAGTTACTGGGAGGCATATGAGCAGTTCACGCGCAAAGCTATCCTAGATAAGAACTATTACAATGATTGGCTAACCTGCAAGATCACGCGAAAACATTTGGCTAAATTGCAATTTTGATGTTTACAAACCTGAGTGCTCGGTGTAGGGTATCGTTACTATGATTATCGTAGATTATTCTGGTGTCGCTATTGCCAATCTGTTTGCAATGAAAGCGGAGGTGTCAGAACACTTAGTGAGGCATATGATTCTGAACTCGCTTCGAATGTATAACGTCAAGTACCGACACGAGTATGGCCAGATGGTTGTAGCCTGCGACGGCGGCAATACCTGGCGTAAGCAACTCTATCCGCAGTATAAGGCACACCGCAAGAAGAACCGCGAAGACAGCGGCCTCGATTGGACAGAGTTCTTCCGCATTCTCGGCACAGTGCGCGATGAGATTAAAGAAAATCTGCCGTTCAAGGTTGTCCACTTACACGGCATAGAGGCAGACGATGTTATTGCCACAATGGTGTATCAGACGCAAGAATTCGGTAAAGGCGAGCCCGTAATGATTATCTCGGCTGACAAGGATTTTGTGCAACTGCACCAGTATAAAAACGTCAAGCAGTTCAGTCCGATGACAAAGGGTCTTATTAAAGAAGGCGATCCGGTTGCATATCTCTATGAGCATATTTTTCGCGGAGATTCCGGCGATGGCATTCCGAATGTTCTGTCGCCAGATAATACCTTTGTAGATAGTATCCGTCAAAAACCAGTCACCACCAAGAAGATTGACGAATGGGTTAAGAATATCTCCAATCTTCAATCTGTTATGGATCAGGAGACTTATCGCAATTATCAGCGCAACCGCGCTCTGATCGATTTGTCTGCTATTCCTCCTACCAAAAAGCTTGAGATCATAAATACATTCGAGGCAGTGAAACCAGCTTCAAACACACTAAACTATCTGATTGGCAAACGTTGCGCTCAACTCATTGAGTGCGCCGCGGAATTTAATTCTATCACACTATGAAATACCTGAAAATCTACGAGGTGCTTTACAAGGCCTCTAATGCCGCTGCTACTGAAGAAAAGATTGCAATTCTCAAGGAGAATGATTCGCTAGCTCTCCGTGATGTTCTGCGCGCATCATTTGATGACAGCATTATCTTCACGCTTCCTGCTGGTATTCCAGGATATAAATCTGCCCTTTCAAATGAAGGACTTGCTCCAACCGATCTTCGGCGCGTTACCACTCACTTTACTTACTTCGTCAAAGGCGGCGAGGGCGAGAAACTCAAGCCAGCAAAGCGCGAATCCATGTTTATGGCTATCCTTGAAGGCGTGCATCCAGAAGATGCAAATGTTGTCTGTCAAATGAAGGAAAAGACTCTAGGAACCAAGTTTCCCGGAATTACCAAAGATCTGGTAAAAACTGTCTGGCCAAAATTGATTGCCAAATAATTCTTTGATGGCACACCTTGTGCTCACTATATCATGGCTTAACCCGTAATAACAACCCATGATTACAAACCAACTGGAAAGACTCAAGCAAGACTGTCTAGAACTCGATTATTTCGTTCAGCGCTTACAGAAAGAAGGCAATGAAAAACGAGTTCAGGCTTTACAGCGAAAACAGCAGTATCTTGAGGAATATATCCAGTCAATGCAACTAAGCCCACCAGCCGAGTTTGCGGCCTGAGTATTTTTAGTTTACATCCTGCGCAAAGTAGGATAAAGTATAGTCTATATTATGAATATCTTCGTGTTAGATTCAGACCCCGTGCTTGCCGCACAGTATCAGTGCAACAAGCACGTTGTCAAGATGATTGTCGAGTCTGCTCAGATGCTAAGCACAACTCATCGTTTGCTTGACGGACTGTGCATTCCACAGTCTGTCACTAGCGCAAGGACGGGCAAGATTCGCCTCAAGAAAACATGGCAACTTAAAGATCAAGAAGCCAATGCTATTCTTTACAATGTCACTCATCCTGGGCATCCATCGACTGTCTGGACGATGGAATCGCTAGCAAATTATACCTGGCACTACCAGCACTTCTGCGCGCTGTGCGATGAGTATACTCACCGCTATGGCAAGACACACAAGACAGATGCCAAACTCCGACCTGTTCTGTGTTGGGCTCCGCACAATATACCCAATATCCCACAAACTCAGTTTCGTCTAGCCATGGAGTCTCAGCCTCAATGCAAGAATCTTGCTGATCCTGTAGCTTCATACCGCGCCTTCTATCGCACCAAGCAAAGCCGATTCAAGATGGTCTGGTCAAAGCGTACCACTCCTGACTGGTTTACTGGCAATACATAATACCATCTATGCCTAACTACGATTTCAGCTGCAGCTCATGCGACCATGAGTTTGCAGAAAATGTTCCGATTGCTAACCGCGACGATGCTCGTGCTTGCCCTTCCTGTGGCAAGAATACAGTTAAGCGCGGTGTATCAGCAGCAACAGTTTCTTATTCTGGCTTCAAGGATAACGTAACTCGCGCAGGCAGTGGATGGAATGATGTTCTCAATAAAGTAAAGAAAAAAGCAGGAAGTATAAACACTATCAAAACCCGCTAATGGCTAAATTGAAAAAACAAAAACAGAAACAGCCTCAAGCTCCAGTAGTACTTCCAAGGTTTGAATCACTTAAAGTGATCGAGCCTCTGACTAAGTCTCAGGAGAAGGTATTTAAAGCATTTGAGAAAAACAACCACCTGTGCTTATCTGGCTGTGCCGGAACGGGCAAGACTTTTCTAGCCATGTATCTTGCGCTCGAGGAGGTTATGTCTGGTAAGTCAAAAGCCGAAAAGATTATTATTGTCCGCTCAATTGTTCCAACTCGTGACATTGGCTTCCTTCCGGGAGATCGCGCAGAGAAGGAATCTACATACTTATACCCTTACATTGCTATCTGCGCCGAGTTGTTTGGCGATCCTATGGCATGGGCAAAGCTGGTGGCTAAGAAACAAGTTGAGTTCCTGACAACCTCATTTGTCCGCGGTATCACTCTGCGTAACTCAATCGTCATTATCGATGAGATGCAGAATCTTACATTCCATGAGCTTGACTCGATTATTACTCGTCTGGGTGATAACTGCCGTCTGATTATGTGCGGCGACTACTATCAGACTGACCTCGAGAAAAAGAATGACAAGTGCGGTATTCTCGAGTTCATGGAGATCATCGAGCAGATGAAGTATTTCTATTCTATTGAGTTTGGCTGGCAGGATATCGTACGGTCCGGCCTAGTCCGAGATTACATTATGACAAAGGAAATCGTACAAAAAGACAAACACATTAAAGCTACGAAGACATGAAATCAACTAGGGTAAAACAGAAAGAATTCACTGGTAAATTTGATGATATTGACCGCTCTGCAAAACGGAGCTATTCAGCAAAGAAGTCAAAACGACCTCTGAACGAGGATGAAGAGAATGAATTCCAGTCCTGGATGAATCGCCCCTCCGATGTCAGTAACTACCTGGAAGACAAAGAAGATATTAGCTGATGAAGTTTAACCATATGCCGGTTAGTTTAGGTTATGACACTATTCTCTGTGAGAATGCGCTAACCGGCCGTACTTATGTTACGCCGCAGGGTAATCGCTATCCATCGATTACCTCTGTGCTGAGTATTTTATCTAAAGAAAAGATTCAGGAATGGCGTACAGCAGTAGGAGAAGTGGAGGCAAATCGTGTGTCCCGTGTAGCTGCATCTCGTGGGACATCGGTACACTCGTTAGTAGAAGACTATCTAAATAACAAACCGCTTGATCTGACGCGCGCTATGCCAAATAGCGCTGCTTCATTTCGCTCTATTCAGCCTATTCTAGATGCGAGTATTACAGATATTCTGATTCAAGAAGCGCCACTATATTCCGATCATTTGCGCGTGGCTGGTCGATGTGATCTGATCGCTATGTTTGATGGTGTGCTGTCTGTAGTAGATATCAAGACTTCCTCGCGAGTGAAGACTGCAGATGATATTCATAACTACTTCATGCAGGAAGCAGCATATGCCATCATGTTCGAGGAGCGTACTAGAATTCCTATCGTCAACCTAGTGACAGTAATTGCAGTAGACTTTTCCAAACCGATTGTCCTTAAGGAGCACAGAGACAATTGGGCAAAACCGCTACTTGAAACAATCGAGGAACATCGTCGTAGAAAACTGCTCGAACCTAGTAAGTAAAAAGTGGCATACATACTATAATGAAACAAAACCATTCATCGTCTAATCCGTTACTCGAGCTGCTTAATCAAGAAAAGAAAGCACAGAATGCATTTGCTGGTAAGGAAATTGCTCATCTTCATGAGTACTATCTGACCGGCGAGATTGAAGAAGCTAGTAAGTATACCGAATGGTTCAATGTAATTCGGCATGCTCCACCAACTGACCTAGTCAAGCTTTACATTAACTCAGAGGGCGGCAGCTTATGGACAGCAATTCAGTTTATGCGCGTGCTCAAGGAGTGCAAAGCACAGGTAGTTGCTTCGGTAGAAGGCGCGTGTATGAGTGCAGCAACGATTATCTTTTTGATGTCTGATAGTTATGAGATCTCGCCGCATTCCATGTTCATGTTCCATAATTACAGCGGAGGAATTATCGGTAAAGGCGGCGAGATGATCGACCAGATCAATCATGAGCGCGACTGGTCGGAAAAACTGCTTAACGAGATCTATGAGAATTTCTTAACAAAAGACGAGATTCGAGCAATACTTGATAACAAAGACATCTGGATGACATCCGAGCAAGTGGTCGTACGGCTGAATAAGAAAGCTAAGGCAAATAAGAAAGCTAAGCTGAACTCTAAGGAATAGCACATCGAGTAGCGATGGATTATAAGAATCCAGCGCAACAATTGCTACTCAACAAGTTATGTAATTCGTAGTAGTTTACTTTCTCATAGGATATTGTATGGTTCTAATGATGAATAACACTACTAACATTGACACTAACGCTGCATTTAATTCTGAATGGAAACGCACAAATCACTATGCCTACCTTAGCGGCGAACTTCAGGGATTACTGAAGTATTGGATTAACGCCGGTATTGTGCCAGGAGTCAGTATCACTGACCGTGTCGCATACGACGCGTGGGTAGAGAAGGCGATTGCTCAGTCAAAGGCGAGTGCAGAAAAGTTCGCGCCACTTTAAGTGAATAAAGTCTTGCAATAAATTTTCCATGACTAAAAACGAATACCAACGAAGCCTGCGCGAGTCAGCGCTTGCGCGATCTGATTTCCGACGCGAGCTATACGCCCGCTTTGCTACCATTGACTACGCCCCTGCACCGACTGTCGCTGCACGCGCTGTTAGCGCAGACGACAGATTATCAGAGATTTACTCTGAGGGTCGCATTTACAAGCGGGGTCAATTTACATCCCATGAAATATAAATTGTGCATTGAGTGCGGATACCGCGGCTTTCACCATGCCAATTGTCCAGAGCGTCCCGATGATGATCTTGAGGATATTGAAATTGAAGTCACGAGCGATGTCGAAGACAACTTTGACCAACAAAATTTTATCCCATAAGAATATTATGTTAATCTCTAAAAAGAAATCTGCTACATCAGACCTCGAGCATTACAAGAACGAATGTGCGCGGTTACGGAATCTGGTAACAAACTGTTTTTCTGTCAACCGAGTAGCTGCAACGGCAGCTACAAAGGACGATCAACGACTATACCGCAAAGTCGGTAAGAATAAGTTATTGGCGGTCAATGACCCATATGCGTATGATGGTCTCCGCAATGGCTTTTGGCTAATTCATGTTACTGACGGCAGCACTTCTATTCGTCAGCAGGTCTGGCCAGATAGGGCTGTTCAGACTGCAGCTGCGCGTCTTGCAGAAGATGAGATTGTCGAAATCATCCGCAAAGCATCTGTAGCACGGCCAAGCAGTATACCACTTACTCCCGCAGAGAAAGCAGACTGGGATGCTCTTATTAAGAAGCATGGCGCCCGCTTTAGCACGCTACAGTATCCCTCATTTCAAGAAAATGCTGAGAAAATTGTAAAGGCACTGCTTGACCATGAATAAGAATAAAAGAGTTAAGAAAACTAATACGTATAGCAAAGTAGCTATTGAAATGGCTAAGGAGATAGCTAACCTGGTCAATTTTATTGGAATGGAATCTCCCTCCGATCGTCTCCATGATATGGAAGAGATATTGGATAGCTATGTTAATCAGAAGCGCGCAGAAGTGCTTCGGAAAAAGATCAATGGCATGGCCTATTCCAAAGTGAAGAAACTAGAGGAGAATGTGAATAATCTACTTAGTCGCGGCAACCGCAATTAAGCTTAATGAGTTTAAGGAAAATAAGATGTATACCGAATCAGAGATGACGCACCGGCTGCAATCAGCCGGTATTTTGACAGATCCTAACTTCGTGCCGCGAGAGACCTCGGTTAATCGCTTTGGAGTAATGATCTGGGATCACAAGACTGGTGGCCATTGTCAGGTTCTCAACGGTGAAAGCTGGAAGACTGCCCGCAAATATAATGTCCCTCGCAAAGGATTCTCTTCTGTCGTCAAGTCTATTGTAGGATAATGATTCCAGTAGATCCACACACTCGCACTACTCTGGTACTAAACAAGAACTACCAATCAAACGGTCGCTTCTTTACTGCACGAGCTGCAATTCGGCATTTGATGAATAGCCGAGTCAAGGGCATCGATGCAATGGGCAACTGTGTCTCATGGAACGGATCTGATGTGGAGAATCTGGAAGGTGTAGGAAGTTCTTTGAGTTGGGCCGATGGATCGGTTAACTTATATTCTGATCAGCCATGCCTGCGTTCCGCGCCAAATGCTATTACTGGGCTAGAAACTCAGTGGCCAGTGCCGACCATCGTGGTCTGTACCTATCACTTTGGTTATCGTCGCCGCTCTGGCCAGAATATCTCACTCAAGACGCTCTATCATCTCTGTAAAGGAGTGTGCCAATACTGCGTAGAGAAGATTCCATTTTCTGAGGCCACAAAGGATCATATTTACCCAAAGTCGTTAGGCGGGCCAAATGATCAGTCAAACATCGCTCTGGCCTGTCGGTCATGTAACTCAGCGAAAGAAGATACTTTTCCTTACCATGACGTGAATGGCCAGGAAGTGCGTTCGCGAGTGATTAACCAACACACCGGTGTGCTGCCAGTGGGTATGTCATTCCGCGATGAGTGGAAACCGTATCTTTATATTAGCGAATAGCCTGTCGTAGATCAACGCTTATTGCACTTATTGTCCATTTAGATGTTTACTTTCCCACCATCTAATATAAGATCTAGATAAATAAATGACATGGCATTTCAAATGCGGTCATTCTATAATAAATTTCAATTTAACTGCCAGACGCCGGCTTTAAGGAGTCCAAACGACCGATAAGGGGATCCAATCCATAACATAAGTGTGTTATGAGAGGGATCGAATGTAATTTGTTCTTTTTAGTTTTGACGGTCCCGGACGTCGTTAAATATTTGCCGGGCCCATTTTTGCCCTTGTAGCTCAGTTGGTAGAGCACCAGTTTTGTAAACTGGTTGTCGTCGGTTCAATCCCGTCCGAGGGCTCCATTTTGCACTAGATTCATCTTCAAAGTGAATCAAAGATTCCGACCCAATAAAGTAAAGTCGAAACGGAGTGCACCAAATTTCCCTTCACGGTGTGAGGGTCTGATGCCAGCAAGCGATGCTTTCCGATTCGGTTGCGTTCTTCGTATCGCCCAAGAGCAAGATTCAGATAAAACCGTTATTTATTTTCTGCACAGGAAGTCAACTGGTTAGACCGCAGCTTGCAAACCTGCTATTAGCGAGTTCGATTCTCGCCCTGTGCTCCATCGATTTTACGGAGGAATGGCTGAGTCCGGTTTAAGGCAACTGACTTGAAATCAGTCGTGGGGCAACTCACCGTGGGTTCAAATCCTACTTCCTCCGCCACTTTTCTGGCGCGTCGCATAGCGGCTATTGCAGGAGACTGTAAATCTCCCCTCTTCGGATACCCCTTGGTTCGAGTCCAAGCGTGCCCACCAATTTCATTGATAAGCTGGGGTAGCTCAACGGTTTGAGCAGCGCGTTTACATCGCGAAGGCTGGGGGTTCAAATCCCTCCCTCAGCACCATTTTATTTTTAGGGCTCATATCTCAGTTGGTAGAGAAGCTGCTTTGCAAGCAGAAGGTCGCAGGTTCGATCCCTGTTGAGTCCACCATTTTTCTCAATTTCCGCAAGGGAACAGGTGTATCTAGTGAATGGCACACGCCCAATGGGAGGCGCAAGCCGTTAGACCAAACCACTAGGATAACCACCACTGGGAAGGGGGCGGGGAGCGATCTCCTCCCCCAACTTTTTTATTCTTTACTTTATACGGACGTGGTACATTAGTAGTGCAGCAGTCTCCAAAACTGCCTTATGAGGGTGCGATTCCCTCCGTCCGTGCCAATTTGCCAGAATCTGATGATTTGGATTTTCTCATGTATTAAATCCAGGGTAGGTTTAATTCCCCCCGGGCAATTCATTTTGCGGCAGCAAGGGACCCCGCTAAGTCGCGGATATTTGGCGCTGTCAGCTGGTATCAAGCCCAGCCTGCAATTCAATTTTTGATAGTTAGCACACCCTTAATGAGGTCAGCTTTAATAGACTTGGGTACGGAATCAACTATCAAATTTTGAATAGCAGCTCGGAGTGTAGAAGATTGTTTCCATCTTCGGTACGAGCACGGTCTCTAGCCGTCAGCGGAAAAACGCAGAATGTAACGAAAAGCCTCTGGGTTCATTAACGGCAAGTTTATTGGGAAACATTAAACTTGCCGGAATCTATGCGTAAATAGGAAACTCGCTGGAGTGTAGCCATATAAAGCAAAACTACACCTATTCAAATAATTTTAGGGGTGGTAGCTTAATGGCGAAGCACCAGCTTGTCACGCTGTAGATTGCGAGTTCAAATCTCGTCCATCCCGCCAATTTCATCTATGAATACTCAAACTAAAAAAATAGTAGTTGCCAGCGGTTATTTTAACCCGATTCATGTCGGGCATATCGAATACCTTGAAAGGGCTAAGGAACTTGGCGACAAACTAGTCGTCATTGTTAATACCGATGCACAAGTAAAGATCAAGGGTTCTGTTCCATTTCAGACCGAGCAAGATAGATTGCGCATTGTTCAGTCACTAAAAGTGGTAGACCAAGCAATCTTATCCATCGATACCGATGGAAGCGTTTGCCGCTCACTTGTCTTTTTGAAGCCAAATATCTTTGCTAAAGGCGGAGATAGGCATTCTGGCGAAATTCCAGAAAAGGTAGTATGTGATGCTCACGGAATTGCTATCATAGATGGTCTTGGAGCTAAGATTCGATCTAGCTCTAGTATAATTTCTGCCGCCATCGTCTAACGGTTAGGACAACGGGTTTTCATCTCGTTAATCGGAGTTCGATTCTCCGTGGTGGTACCACTTTCGGCGATTAGCTTAGTCTGGTAGAGCGCCTGGTTTGGGACCAGGAGGCCGCAGGTTCAAATCCTGCATCGCCGACCACTTTTAGTCTATAAATAGCTGATACGATGAAATCCTTTAAAGAATTCCTTAGAGAATCGCAATTCGCAAATAATACTCAGAAGACGCAGGTTGCCACGACCGGCGGTACCTATGAGAAGACTGGTGCTTTTCTGAAAGACAAACTGAAGCCACACTCAAAGATTGTCAGCATTGGAGCCGGGCTTGATCATACACGAGATGCAATGCACCGTGGCCTTGGACATGGTCATACAATCGACGATATGGAGCCAAATCCGGAAAAACGCAAGAATGCCCCTGAGTATACTAAGTCTGAACAGATTCCTCATAATCATTATGACGCAGCGGTTTCGCACAATGTGCTAAATGTGGTTGAGCCTCATGTTCGCGATCACGTGATGCATTCAATTTTCAACTCAGTTAAGCCTGGCGGTCATGCAGTAATTGGAGCCCGTAAGTGGACTGGTGATGTGGCCAAAAACAAAAACAAAACTTTGGCCTCTGAGCCAAAGGCTATGTGGGTTCACAAAGGAACTGAGCATTCGTATCAAAAAGGATTTGACGGAGACGAACTTAAGAGTTATGTCGAAGGCTTTGCTGCAAAGCACGGTCACAAGGTCAAGGTGAGTAATCTAAAAGGCATTTCAGCCAATGGAGTTCATGTTCACATCCTTAGCAAGGGTAATCGTCCGGCTTCTTAAACCATTTTCTGATGGTAGTGTAGCTCAGCTGATAGAGCACGCGCTTGATAAGCGCGCGGTCCTCGGTTTGATCCCGAGCGCTACCACCATATTTACTCGGAGGATTGGCAGAGCGGTTTAATGCAAGACTTTGCTAAAGTCTAGGATGATAAATAACTCGTCCCGCAGGTTCAAATCCTGCATCCTCCGCCACTTTCGTTGACCCTTTGTGTAATGGTAGCACAGGAGACTTTGACTCTCCTAGTCATGGTTCGAGCCCATGAGGGTCAGCCAATAGCTTTCTTTATAGTTCTCCGCGCTTGATCAGAATTGCTTTGTTAATCTGATGACTTTCTGCCACGAGTTCTTTGTTCTCACCCTGATAAGGAACAGCATAATTATTATTGATTAGCCAATGATTCAGATTAGTGCCGTCATCTAGAATAAACTCACCGAGGATACGACCAAATTTGTCGTCGTTATTATCCGGCTTGAGAGTGTTAACCTTGACCCAACTACCCGCAGGCAGTTTTTCGGCAAGCTTCTTCTTAGATAGAAGACCGCGCGGCTTCTCTTCCTTGTTGGATGTGCGTGATTCGGGAGTATCCACTCCAGCCATACGAACGCGCTGATTAGCTAGCACGATATTAAAACCGAGATCCAGATCGATGTCGACTGTATCGCCATCTAGAACCTTATTGACTTTGCATGAGTATTGGTACATAGTTACAGTATTTATCGAATTATAAATATTCTTGCTATAAAGATTCATCAGCTTTCACAGTTCAATCTTAACTTTACTACTGTTAATACATGCTAGTGATCCGCAGAATGGTCGACAAGCATAGGTCTTACACCGCTATCTTTCTTAAAGGTGAGCAGCCTAAGATCTTTCCTACTTCGGATTACGAGCATGCTAGAATCCTAAAGATCTTCAAGCAGGATAAAGCTTATGAAGATGTTCTAAACGATTTTACAGATTATGGGCGAGTGGCGGAATGGTAGACGCGAAGGTCTTAGAAGCCTTTTCCTTTTGGAGTGCAGGTTCGATCCCTGTCTTGCCCACCATTTTACGGTCCTGTAGCTCAACGGTTAGAGCAGAGGACTCATAATCCTTTGGTTGCGGGTTCAAATCCCGCTGGGACCACCATATACATATTTCTATGCGGTAGTATCTCAGTTGGTAGAGAACGAGTTTTCCAAACTTGATGTCGCAGGTTCGATCCCTGTCTGCCGCACCAATTTCACATACATATATGAGCATTGCACATCTTCTAGGTAATGGTCCTTCCCGCAAGGACTTTGTAAATGACCCCAATGGGCCAGCATTTGGCTGTAATTTATCTGATTCTGCGTTACCACTAAAGGCAACGTTCATCATGGATAAAGTCTGCATTGGACATATCCATAATAATAAGTTGAAGCTAAACTTTCCGGTGATTGTGCCGCAGAATATAACGCGGCTCGTGCAACAGTGCGATCCTGCACCAGTTATTCTAGATACTATCTTAAATAACGTTGAGAATGGAGAATCTACGGGACATAAAGCGGTCGAATATCTGCTCAGCAAAGGCTTTACTGAGATTCATATGTGGGGCTTTGATTCGCTCTACCGCGAGACGATAGAATCTGATAGCCATACAAAGATGCCCGAGTGTCCAGCGTCTGCAAATAACTGGAAGAAATGGCGTAAGAACTGGCAAAGTATCTTCAATTCCGAGCTTGGTAAGAAGTGCAAGTTCGAGGTTCATGGGAAGCCCTTGTAGCTCAATTGGAAAGAGCACCGTTTTTCTAAATCGGCGGCTGTGGGTTCAAATCCCGCCGAGGGCACCAGAATTATGCAAGCTGTTGCAGCATCTTAATGATGTGCTCGGCTTTTGACCACTGGCCAGAATCGATAGCTGCAAGCAATTCTTTTTTTAGATTGTACACTATATCAGCTAGATCGGTACCAAGTATACTGTTTCCAATCGAGTGTGAAGCTTGAGGTGGAGTATGCTTGCCGTAAATGCTAGCAGCTTGCTTGATCCCTATGGAATTACTGATGGGGCTTATTTCCATTTGAGCTATTTATAAAAAGCGTACTTTCTTCTGCTTGTCAGAAGTAATGGTGGAGGGCTTCATCTAAGAAGCCCCTCGCGACTGAGTAACCTGCGCAGTGGTTGCTCCTTATTTCTAACCGTCTGTTGGTAATCAATAGCTTAGGTAATTCAAAGTGCTTTACATTTTTAGTGGATGACGTAGGATTATCCTATGAATTCAATGCCTACCATCACCTTCACCGCTGGTTGCGGTGGTTCTGGCAAAAGTACAATGCTCAAGAAGAACTACCCCGGTTTGCCTGGCGTTGACTCGGATGCCATCAAGATGGCGATGCCGAACTACGATTCAGCTAATCCGCAGCTGGTGCACGATGCATCTACGACGATTGCCATGCGCGAATTCTACTCCCGGCTCGGCGCTGGCAAGGATTTCTTCTTCGATGGAACTGGCAAAAACGTCGAGAAATACATCAGCCTTATCACTGCTGCCAAGGCTGCTGGCTTCCAGACACGGATGTTCTTTGTTCGCGCTAAGATTGAAACCTGCCTTGCTCGGAATGCTGCTCGGACACGAGTGGTTCCAGCGGAGGTTATTCTTGAAACCTACCAAGCGCTTGAGGTTGCACAAAGCATTCTAAAGCACTACGTTGACTTCTATGAGGTTGTCAATAACGACTAATTTTGGGCGCGTTCTGGATTCTACTTAATGGTGGACTTACTGGAAGCAAGCATGGTTGCTGGACCATTCAAAACCTGCAAAAACACAAACGGCATCAACAATGTCATCGCTGCAATCTTCGGTCAGACCGAGCAGCATCAGCTCGCTGCCTAATAACAGCGACCGATTCTAGTACCGATACTCGCTGAGTATTGGAATCGTCATCTAGCGAGTCTTGAGTGTTAGGTTTTTACTTGGTTAGTAGCACTCGAGTACACAAATCGAAGTTATGCTGAGATGAGAGCAAGTCCTCTTCTCAGAAGAACACAAATCTTGCTAAGCTTGTAGAAACTGGATAGAAAAACTGCTAAGCACGCGGGTTCAACTCCCGCCGCGTCCACCAATTTATGAGTATAGACAAAGCAATTAAACACAAAAAAGAAAAACGCAAAGAATACCGTGGATCAAAGCGGTTTGATCGCACGTGCCGAAATCACGGGAGATGCCCTTACTGTGCTGGCGGCCGCCAACATAGGATGCGTCGGCAAGAACCAATAGACCAGCTTTCTGAATGATCTCGCTGGTTCTATTTAACCAGAACCATTTATTTTCTTGAACTCAATCTTACCAGATTGAATGATGACCTCAAATGTGTCTCCATGCTGTACTCTCAAATGCTCAGGTCTGAGTTCGTCATCGAAGATGATAGAGTCATCCTCAGTAAGCTTAAAGCTGTAGTCTAGGAATGTAGTAGGAAACTTCTGCAGATCGTGATGCATTTAGTTATCTATCTAAAATTTTCCATTTTATTGTTTACAGATGCACTAATCAATGTATGATCTAGTCTGTAATCTTCGTTCTTTAACATTTTTCAAGTAGATACCCGTTTAATGAAAATAATCGCCCAATATGTCTGAGGCTGGTTACTACGGTGCGGAAATTGACAAATACACCGAGCATCTACTTGAATCATTTCACAGGTCGCTCTGTTGAAACTCTAAAGGTTATGTCGAGCGCTAGTGACCCTTGCCGGTATCACACAGGTTGACCTCTAACCTTTAGAGAATTTTTTCTCTGGATTGATCTCCGGAGGCTCCGTTCCTGAGGCAGGTTTTCTCGAACTTGTTGTCACCACGGGCGTAAGCAGTACTGGAATCTTTGTGATAAGGAAACAAGCCTTGGCAAAGACTGCATTACGACGCCGATGGAACGGAGTAACTTTCATCATCATACTCGACTAGGCGAGTCTAAATAGAAGTATAGGCCTAGTGCGGCAGGGATAACCTCCCTGCGACTTGCCACGCCGCAGTCCGGTCGAGCTCCCGGTTAAAGCCAAAAGCGCTGCGTGAATAAACGTGAGAACAAAAATCCGCTGGAGTATATCTCTCTGGAGTATAAATAAATCTCACTGCGATTTAGATATTCGCAAGCGTGGCGCCACATTTTGTTCTTTTTACATTTTTGCAGAGTAGATCAGTGGTAGATCGCTTGGCTCATAACCAAGAGGGCAGGGGTTCAATTCCCTTCTCTGCACCCAATTTTCTTAGACCACAAATCGGCAATTGCGCCGTCAGTGGTCGTATTCATCGAAGTCAGCAACATCCGATAAGCAGAACAGCTATGGTTGCCGAGTGACTAATTGCGACGGATGGTATGCGAAGCCCGGTTGTTAAGTCCTGCTGTTATCTATAACGGACTCAACCGGTGACAGTAATGTCTAGCAGAGCCCAGGACAACATCGATGAGCAGCGGTCTAAGAGAAAATGCAGATACTGCATCCCATGGGATACCGTGGGAAGCTTTCGTTAGGTCTAAACCTCACGCGGAATGTAGAACCGCGGTGTATTACTAGTTAAAATGTGTCTCGACTATGGAGACATCAGATATGAGGCTTTGAAAGTTCACAAAGACCAGCTTTTTTGAAGGTGTATATATAATTTTCCTATGCATAATACAAACAACCGAATAAACCTGAAGAACAAATTGCTTTCTAGCATTCTTTTCTTCTTTTTTGCAGTCACAGCGTTTGCCCTTCCCGGCACCAGCGCTACTAATCTGCAGACAACTACCGGAGTTTCCGCCACAGCTAGTGGCGCAACCCTCTCTATCGCAGCTCCAAACAAATCAGTTTTGACATGGCAGAATTTTGGAAGTGGTGCTGATGCTATCGCTGCAGGCGATACTATCAATTTTGCACTTCCTTCTATCTCGTCATCTGTTCTGAATATTGTTGCTGGCGGTGCTCGTTCCACGATTGATGGAACAATTACCTCTAACGGTAACGTATTCTTGCTGAATGGCAGCGGTGTACTTATTGGCAATGGCGCACGCATTGAAACCAACTCGCTTTGCATCAGCACTTCCGACAATGCAGCATTCGCGAATTACTACTTTCAACAAAGCGGAAAGCTTCCTTCTCAGGACAGTCTAGTTCTTGCTGCTGGATCAACGCAGATCAATTCTGGATCGGTTATTACCGTGACAGAGAATATCTCGCTTTACACGAAAAACCTCGAGCTTGGTGGTGCAGTTATCAATGGCAATCTGCGCGTTAATGCAGATGGCATTGTTAACCTGGGTTCATCTGGTTTGACATTCGTTAATGGTAATATCGCAGTTACAAATCCAACGGGTCTAACGACTCTTGGCTCAAGTGGCAATAATCTGCTCTTTAGCAATGCAATTACTATCGATGGCGGCGCAGTCAATCAGCCAATCAACTCATCTGTCTCTGCAAAGAGTCTGACGATTGAGGCAGGGACCAACAATGTCTCATTGGCACGAGTCACTGTTCCAGCTATTGTAGCAAATGGAAATAACGTGAGCGTGACTTTTGGCGCTGTCGTCAATCCTACCTTTAGCTCAAATGCCACCGGGAACATTGCAGTGGTATCTCCAACCTCTCTGGCTGTCAATAATTTGAAGAATAGCACAGGCACCACAAGTGTTCTGGCATCCGGTGCACTAACTCTCGGCAATATCCATGTGGATTCTGCAGCCGCTACTACATTCACTGGCTCTTCAGTTTCTGATTCACGGGCTAATTCCTTTGTCTATGGTCCAGTGACATTTGCTGCTACTGCAGGCGATGTCAGTCTGACCAAAGAAGGACATAGCTTTGGCCCTGTCAGTGTTACTGCCACCGGCAATGCCACTATTACTGAATCAGCCGCGCTGAATCTAAATGTAGTTAATGCTGCAAGCTTGGTAGCGAAGTCGAATGAATTTATCTTTCAGACGCCCGCTACCGGTGTATTGACAACTCAATCCGCAACCATTACTACTGCTGGCAATGTCACGCTAAATGCAGTTACGAATAACATCGGAAATCTTACTGTCTCCGGCGCTAACATCGCAGTGACCACCAGCTCTGCAATTGCTCTGGGCAATACTGATACTGGTGGTACATTGACTCTCGGCACCTCGGGTGCAATCACTCAAAGTGCTGATACGAAGATCAATGTCTTTGGCACAACTACTCTAACTACAATAGATAATGCAATCACTCTGACCAATGCCGGTAATCGATTCGGTGGGCTGAATTTTGATACCGGTCTGGGCGGCACGATCCTTGTAACCGAGGATACCACTCTGAATGTAAGCGCCCTTCGTGCCAATACAGTTACTCTTAAGAGTCTCGATAGTGTTATCACTACCGGAACAAATGCAGTAACCGCGAATCTCGTTAATGTCCTGGCTGGAAAAGACTTCATTCCTGCAGCCAACTTCCGCGCTAATAATGGTCTGACTGTTCTGGCAAGTGGAACCGCAGATCTCAGCCTACTGAGCCTATCGGCTAATCTGAACAATCGTATGCCAAGCATCATTGCCACAGCATTCAAGACACCAACTCCGTAATAAAACCTAATTTTTGATTTCAACGGCCGGCAAAGTAAAATCTTGCTGGCCGTTTTTATCGATAAAACAGAAAACAAACCTAAACTACATGAAGAAAATTCTCTTCGCTCTAATCGCACTTATTGCAACAGCTGCTTCTGCCGCTCCAACCAATGGAGGATCCGTTTACCTCGGATATCGCGAGAAAGATATCACGTTTGGCAAGCTATCTTCGCCATTGGCTGCCTATGTAGCTGATGCTAATTATCGTCTCGGAAGCTTTCGAGTTGGTACAGTAATTCAGAATAACCTATCGCTCAAAGACTCGTCAATGTACCAGGCTGATCTGATTGGTGGGTACACTTTCTTTTCTACTCTGGCCGATGTTGAAATTGGCACGCAGTATGTCACGAAGTTCAAGACTGAAACTCTTGATAAGAAGAACCACAATCGCCCATTTGTGCTAGTCACTAAGGGCTGGTTTTCAGTCAGAGGAACTGTTGACCTCGAGTCACAGACCACTAACATCGAAGGTGCTTTCACTAAGACAACTCCGCTCTTCTTTGGTGTGGGATTGCTTACCTCGATTCATGCCGGATATACTGATGCAAATGATGCAATTCCGCGCACTGTTAAAGAGATCAAATATACCAACGCGTACTATGGCGGTTCTGCCGATCTTGTATACCGCATCTTCAATGCGGGAATCTACACGGTGCACACCGGCCTTACTAGCAAGTATACCACTGGATGGCGAGTAGGAACAACTCTGAAGTTCTAACCAGTTATAGTTAATTCCCTATTAGTGGCTAAGTCGAAAGGTTTAGCCACTTTTTTGTTTACAAATGCGCAGACTAATGGTAGGATAGTATCTGTATGAAATACATCTTTGTAGATCTCGATGAGTGTTTGTTTTGTGCCCGTGCTCTGTACTCAGCATTAGACATCACTGAAGCTCAGCTGCTTCTCAAGCCAAATGAGAAACTAATAAATGCCGTAGGTCCGCTTCAGGATGATACTGATGACTTCTATGCATCTGCGCTGCGCCCAGGAGCACTCGAGCTGCTGAAAGCTCTGCGCGAGATTCCAGATTCCAAGGTTTGTGTTCTCACGTCTTCAATTCAATGCTACGCACGAGCTAATAACATTGCGCATGGCCTTGGCTTTAGCAATACCGATATCTATACTCGAGAGGATCTGAAGTATGGGGCATTGAATCCAGAGCTATTCGGATCTGGGCCAGTCTACTTGATCGATAATCTACCTCGCTATGAGAACGGGTTAAAGTTGAAGTTTCTCAGGGATATTGCACAGCCTGCAAAGTATATCAACTATATCCAGGTTCGGGAATACCGGGCAATGGACGATATGGGCGATATGCCGTTTTCTGCAGAAAGTATCGCTGATATTCTACAGGCTATCAACGACTTAGGTGTTTCTTAAATCGTTAGTACTTAACTCATTATATGACCAAATCTGTTCAATCTTATGGCTTCGACCGTTACTATGCGAAAGCGCGTGCAACCACCGTGAAACGACGCGAGGCGGGCGCTAGCTCGATCTCTGATGATCAGACCTATCGTGCAGCGCTAGCATTAGATCAAATGCAATGGAAGATCAACGGGTTACGTCTTACACAAGAAGAGTACAGAGAATGGAGCGGGTTTATTGACGATCTCTCAAAGCTTTTACCGCAATTGCCCAAGTAATTATTTGGCCGTTGCTTGATCACCAACAACTTACACAATTTTCTATTATATCTATTTTTCTAAAACGTGTTAGGATTTATACATGATGAATACTACTAAAGCATCGAACACAGTTAAGCGCAAGCTGCTTATTAAAAAAATCGAGGAAGAAGTCAAGAAAGCAAAAAAGCCTATTAAGGAGCCAGCGGTCGAAAAGACCGAAAAGTCAGATCGTGCCTGGAAAGGCACGAACATTCTCGATGGTACTACTTCCGAGAAAGAAACGCCCAATACCGCTGGCAACTACGGCACTGTCTATGCTGAGCGGGATGGCGTTGGTTACTGCTACCAAAACGGCGAGGTGGTTAGCAGCAATAACTACAACAGCCGCAAAGCCTAATCACCATGAATCTTAATAACTATTCTCTGCTTGAGGTGCTCGGCATAGCTGTTACTGCAGTGTGTGCAGTATTCGTTATCTCAGTTGTTCTAGCGCTGCCCATCTTGTGGCTTTGGAACAGCACGATGCCTGAACTTTTTGGTCTCCGTGACATCAGCTGGTGGATGGCCTGGAAGATTTCTATGCTGACCAGTTTCCTATTTAAGATCAATATTGGCGCTAAGAAAGACTAACTGTGAAACTTCCCACACTTTATTCACGCACCTCTACGGGTGCAGTTCAAGAATGGACCATCGAGATTCAAGGCGATAAGTACCGCACAACTCATGGTCAAACTGATGGCAAGAAGCAGACTACTGAATGGACTGTAGTCACGCCCACCAACGTTGGGCGCTCTAATGAGCGCGAGGGCGACCAGCAAGCCGACTTTGAGGCCCGTGCTGTCTGGAAGAAGCGTACCGAGCGGGGTTACTATGAGAATCTCAAGGACATTGACAAGCCACCGTTCATTGAGCCAATGCTTGCTCAGAAGTACGAGGACCGCAAGGATGAAATCACATTCCCTCTCTGGAGTCAGCCAAAGCTAGATGGAATTCGCTGTATCTGTACCCGTCAGGGTATGTTCAGCCGTAATGGCAAGAAGATTGTTTCTGCGCCACATATCTATGCATCGCTGCAGCGTTTCTTTGAGAAGAATCCAGATATCACTTTGGATGGCGAGTTGTATGCCGACAAGCTTGCTAATGACTTTAATAAGATCTGCTCGCTCGTCAAGAAACAGAAGCCATCGCCCGATGAACTCGAGGAATCAAAGCAAAAGATTGAGTATCACATCTACGATGTACTTGATATTACGCTTAAGTTTTCTGAGCGCATCGATTGGCTTTGGAAGAATATAACCCATGACGGGTCAATCAAGTTGGTCACCACGCATCATGTAGAGAATACCACTAAACTGGATACTCTCTATGAATTGTATCTTGCCGAAAGCTTCGAAGGCCAGATGATTCGCGTAGATGCTCCTTATGAGCAGAAACGCAGCAAGAACCTTCTGAAGCGCAAGGAGTTTCAGGATGCTGAGTATCGTATCGTCGGTATTGGCGAGGGCCTCGGTAACCGATCATCTATGGCTGGATATGCAATCATGGAAAATAAAGACGGCACTAGTTTCCGATCAAATATCAAAGGTACCCATGAGTTCCTGACAGAACTTTGGAAAAACCGTTCCAGCGAAGAAGTTATGGGCGCATACGCTACCGTCCAGTTCTTTAACCTAACTCCAGATGGAGTTCCACGCTTTCCGTATATCACTGCAATCCGGAATTACGAATAAGAAACCTTGCATTCTATCATACTCTCAATAAGATCTATACTATGACTAACGATAATCCTATCACCGACACGCCCTCAATTACTAAACAGGATGTCTTTCGCCCTGAAATGATTCGACTTGTCTCTATGGAAGATATCAACTACGCTAAGAGCGCATTATATGCTGCGCTCTTAAAGCGCGATCTTCATTTTGCCTCTGTTGAGGAAGACGATAAATTCCATGATAGCTTGAGCTTGTTCCTCGAAGAAAGCTTTAACTGGCCTGACTATAATAACTTTAATTAAAACTAGACTTATTATAATAATTTTATCACAGCTATAACAGTTTTAACTAATATATATGAAAATGAAAATGGAAATTGACGGAGACACAGCGGATCGGATCGTGATTTGTTCTCTTGCAGATAGTATGGCTAATCTTAAGGAAGATATAGCTCAGCTCAAACGTAAGAAGAAACTTATGGCTTATGAAAAAGAGACTATGGCGGATTGTGTTCATAATCTCCATGCTATGGAATTAGTATATGATTACTTTGGAGGAAATCTAAAATGAGCCCAGAACTCGATAAACAGCTTTGTGAGAAATACCCTAAGATATTTGTTAATCGTAATGCAAGCCCGCAAGAGTCATGTATGTACTGGGGGCTTGAAATTGGTGATGGCTGGTATAATCTGATCGATCTTCTTTGTGAGGCAGTGACATACACCTACAGTACAGCGGTTGAGATCGATGAGGAAGATGCCAAACGTCTCGGTATAGAAGGTTATGCCTTGGGCGGCGACACTCAAAAGCGATACTTTTTTAATGTCAAAGCTCCTCAGGTTATAGCTGATCAAGTGAAGGAGAAGTTTGGAACACTTCGCTTTTACCACCATTTAGAGTACGATCCGCAGAACCTTGAGTTAGTCAAGTCCGGCAAGTATCCGAAACTTGCTGAGGCCAATGATCGCTATGCCAACTATATCGATGGCATCGTTCATTTTGCAGATATTGCATCCGCTCATTTTTGTGAAGTATCTGGTTCTCGAGGCGAACTTCATAAGCGAGGCGGCAAGGGAGGCGGCGGCTGGTTCAAAACGCTTAGCAAAGAGGTCGTAGAGCAAGAAGAAACGCTTAAAGGCTATAAGACTACTATTACCGAAGTAAAGAAAGATATCATACCATGAATACTCTAAAAATTGAAAAGAAGCACATTCCAGCTATTATGACAGCCAGGCTTGTAATTGAGAGTCATCAGAAGTGCCAAGACAATCTAATAAAGCAGATTGCAAAACGCATGGGCGTAAAGACGGCAGAGGAAGAAGAAATCCTCTGGGACTATATTTGCAATGATAGCGAATGGATGGTCGAGATTGTGCAAGATACTAAATAGATCACATATGAGTGATTACCGCGATCCATCTATCATCTGGCAAGAGTTCCGTCAGGAGCTTGATACACTCAAAGCTGAGAATGCTTCTTTACAAAAAGAAGTCACCGATCTTAAGCAACAGCAGCCAAAATATCCAGAAGGAGTTGATGCCGAAACGATGGACGCACTTGCCGAGCTTGATGCTGATTTAGCTATCAATAGCGATCAGGAAGGTGCCAAGAAACAATTGTTGGGATTACTCGATGACCTCGAGGAAATGATCGGATCCCTTAATGCTGGCACGGGCATGGGCTTAAAAGTGCCAGACAAACTTAACGAGATCAGAAATTCACTAACTGCATGACCAATGGAAAAGGATCTAAGCCTCGACCCCTTTCAGTTCCGTTTGATGCTTTTGCGTCTAACTGGGAAAGAATATTTGCGCCGAAAGAAGAAACGTCTGCTATTTCGGTACCACACACAAACACACAGACACCACAGA